CGAGGCCTTCGCCGACGTCGCGCGCGCCGTCGATCCGGTGTTCCAGCGCCACGGCCTGAGCTACCGCTTCAGCGTCGACCAGACGCTCGATCAGGTGCGGGTCACTTGCATCGTCAGCCACGCCGACGGCTTCAGCGAGAAGACCACGCTCGAGGGCAAGGTCGACCCCGGCTCGACCGGCATGTCGCTCGTGCAGGCGTTGGGATCGGTCCTCTCCTACCTCCAGCGATATTCGCTGCGCGCCGCGATCGGCCTCGCCGCCGGCGTCGACGACGACGGCAAGGGCGGGGGTGGGACATCGCCCAAGATCAGCGCCGAGCAGGCCGAGGCGCTGCAACAGCTCATCAACGAGACGGGCCGCAGCCAGTCGACGCTGCTCAGGCTCGTCGGCGTCGACGAGATCCGCGACATGACGGCCGATCAGTTCACGCGGGCCAAGGAAGTCCTCGACCTCGCCAAGGCAGAGCAGAAGGCGCGTAAGCATGCTCCAGCAGGGAACGGATGAGTGGCGCCTGGCGCGCTGCGGATCGATCGGAGCGTCTGACGCGCCGCGCGTTGTGCGCCGCACCAAGACGGGCTATTCGGCCGATCGCGAGAGCCTGATGGCGGCCAAGGTCGTCGAGCGCCTGACCGGCGTTCCGGTCGAAATCTTCAAGACCGCCGCCATGCTCCAGGGGACCGCGCGCGAGCCTGAGGCCCGCCTGCTCTACGAGCTCATGCGCGGCGTCGAGGTCGAGGAGGCCGGCCTCGTCCCCCACCCCAAGATCAAGGGCGCGCATTGCTCGCCCGACGGCCTGGTCGCCGGGGTCTCGGGCCTGATCGAGATCAAGAGCCCCCTGCCAGCCGCGCATCTCGACACCCTGCTCACCGAGACGATCAGCAACGACCACCTCGTGCAAATGACGTGGCAACTGAGCTGTACCGGCAGGGACTGGTGCGACTTCGTTTCCTTCAATCCCGACTTTCCAGCGCCGATGCGCCTCTGGATCAAGCGCGTCCCGCGCGACGCGAAACTCATCGCCGAGCTCGAGCGCGAAATTGCGCAATTCATTCGGGAGCTCGAGGCGAAGGTCGACCGGCTCTCGCGGCGCTACGCGGTGGCGGCATGACGACCGAAAACGATGCTTGGCAGGAATATTCCCAGACCGAGAAGCGCGACCGCGCCGCCCGCTACGGCGGCTTCAGATGCGCCGACTGCATCTATTGGTATGTCGATGGCTGGCGGGTCGAAAAAGCGGTTCTCGCCAATGAGGACCTCGATGACGAAACGCCGCGCGGCCAATGCCGCCGCAAGGCCCCGATCGCGCAGCCGCTCATGGTCTTGCTGACCGGCCAGCTGGCAGGCTCCATCGCCTGGGCGACCGAGGCGATGGCCCGCATTCCCCATAGCGATCGCGAGGCTGGAGGGACTGACTACCACCTTGAAAGCACCGACGTCTACGAAATCGACGAATGGCCGCTCACGACTGTCAACAGCTGGTGCGGCGAAGGCAAGCCAGGCCGCAAGCCGATGAGCCCCGAAACCATCGCCAAGCTTGAAGCAATGCACGCCAAGGCCTTTCCACCGGACGAAGAGGACGACGTCACCCGCGACGACCAGCATTCGCCCGAAAACTCCACGTAGCGCCCATGATGGCCTTCAACTGGAACGGCGACGCCATGATCCCGCTGCGGCCCCAAGCGGCGGCCAAGGCCTACGAGGTCGGCCGCCGCTATTGGCTCGAGGAGGTGAGCGAGCGAAGCTGGATCAGCCACCAGCATGAGTTCGCCTGGATCAAGCAGGCCTGGGAAAATCTGCCTGAGGCGCTCGCGGATACGTTCCCCACGCCCGAGCATCTGCGCAAGGCGGCGCTGATCGCCACCGGCTGGCGCCGCGAGATGATCATCGACGCCGGCAATCGGGCGGCGGCGCTCAGGGTCGCGGCCTACGCCAAGGGAGAGGACGACTTCGCGCACGTCGCGACGCGCGGCTCGACGGTGATCGTCCACAAGGCGCGCAGCCAGCGCATGCATGGCCTCGACCGGATGGACCGGGACGAGTTCGGAAAGAGCAAGTCAGATATCCTCGGCTGGATCGCGAACCTGATCGGCGTCGAGCCCGATCGGCTCAGGGGGGCAGCATGAGAACGTGCGTTTGCGCTTCCTGCGGCGCTTCCTTTGTTAGATACCGAATGAATGCGACGCGCGCCGCGCGCCCACAATTTTGCAGTAAGGAATGCTTGCGCCTCAGGCCTCGCGCTAGGCCCGAAGCCTTTAAAGAGCGCCTGTTCTCCAAGATACCGTTTGGCGATCCACCCAAATGCTGGGAATGGCAAGGGCGACGTGACCGCAACGGCTATGGACGGATAGACCGCCGTCAGGAAGGTGACCACCGGGCCTATCCCATGCTGGCGCATCGCATGACCTATCAAGAACTTCGTGGTCCCGTTTCTGACGACCTCGCGGTTTGTCATGCATGCGATAATCCGCCTTGCTGCAATCCCCATCACCTCTGGCTTGGCACGCAAACCGAGAACAATCGGGACCGCGACGCAAAAGGCCGAACGAGGCTCGCATGAGCCGCCGCGAATTTCCGCGCCCTGTCCGCGCCGCCATTATTCTGCGCGCCACCGACGCGAAGGGGCGGGTGTTGTGCGAGCAGTGCGGCGCGGAATGCCCAACGCAGGCTGATTACGAGGTCGACCACATCGTCGCCGAAGGCATGCTGACGGACGAAGCCGCCAACGATAATCGGCCTCCGCTCACCGCAACTTCCGGCAAATTGGTATGCCGCAAGTGTCACGACAAGAAGACGCGCCGCGACGTGTTCGAGATCGCCAAGACCAAACGGCTCGAGCAGAAGCACCGCATCGTCGGCAAGGGCCAGACGGAAATCGCACGGCGGTTCAACGTCGACCAGGAGCCCGACAAATGAACTGCGTCTGGGCCATCGTTGGGTTGGCGGTTGGCTGGATGTTTGCCCCGGCGTTTCTGTTGCTGGGCTTGCTGATTTATCGGGTGTTCGTTCCGCTAAAGCCGTTTCCTGAAGTCCCGTACTTCGATCCTGGCCCTTCGCCCCCTCCGCTCCCTCCGACGGATGACGAGTTCAGCCGTCAGATGGCGCAGGCCCGGCTGATGAGGCGCAGGCAGAAAAGGGGGCTGGCATGACACGCGGCCTTTTGCTCGCCGCCGCGTTCCTTGCGGCGATGACGACGGACGCAGCGGCGTGCCATCGGTTCAGCGTATGGCGCTTTCCGTTCCCACAGCAATGCGGCTTCTCCCCTACTATAGCCAAGCAGGCGGCGCGGCGTGCGCCACGTCTGCAAATTCTTGCAAATTCGCGCAAGCCGGCCCCGATGCCCCAGGACAGGCCAGCCTTGCCCCTTCCGAGCCTCGCCAGGGCCGATCTCGCCGGCGGCCAGGCCGATGAGCCCACCCGCGCCCGCGTCCTGCTACGGGCCGCCCTGGAGGCCGCAATTGCCCACTAAAGCTAATGGGCTCAAGCAGGAGGACTATAAGCGCCTAATCCGCGCCGCCACATGGGCGAAGCTGCCGAACCTCGTAATTCACGCTGGCGCGATGACTATTGTAATGCCGTTGGACGGCACCTATGTTGCCAAGTTGGCGCCGGGCCACCCTTCCGCACCGGATGCCACACCAGAGGAGGAGGAGCGGAGGCCTCACAATTGGAAAGACTGGTAGGGGAAAAATGTCACGCAAACTCAAGCCGGAACAAAAGCAGCGGTCCTTCCGCGCGCTCGTTCACGGTCATCGCCCTGAGAGGGGCCTCTACTGGGAGCCAAGCCGCCACAACCGTGACGGCCATGAGCGGGGGTGGTGGGTTTATCGGCCCCTCCAGCCCGACGAGAACGGCAAGCGCCTGCGCGTCCGTATACCCGGCGAGAAAGGCTCGCCCTCCTTTCAGGAGGCCCTCAGGCACGCCAAATATGGCCGCCAGGGCCAAGCCGTCGCTGCGCCCGCCAAGACCCTCGCGAAGCTCACGCGCAACGATCCGAACAGCCTGCAATGGCTAATCGACGCCTATATCGCTTGGATGGCGCCAAAGACGGGCAAGGGCTTCGCGGACAACACCAAGAAGCAGCATCGCACAATCTTGACCCACGTCGGCTTGAAACACGGAAGCCAACCGTTCCGCCTCATCAGCAGCAAGGACATCATCGATCTCCGCGATGCTATCGCCGCGAAAGATGCGAAGACGATGGCCAACAAGACCATCGCCATCCTTGAGACTTTGTACGACTGGGCCGCAAGCCCTGAGGCGAGCAAGGTTCTCGAGGGCAAGCTCGTTCAGGTCAATCCTTGCGTCGGGGTCAAGAGGATCGAGCGCAGCGACGAGGAAGAAAGCCATCACCCGTGGACGGTGGCCGAGCAGCAGACCTGGGAGCGCCATTTCAAGATCGGCACGCGCGGGCGCATCATCTACGAGCTGATGCAAACCGGCATGGCCTGCGTCGACGCATGCGCCGCCGGCCCAGACGACCTATTCACCAACCCGAAGGGCGAGCTCTGCATCGCGACCAAACGGCAGAAGACAAAGAAGGCTTTCACCGTTCCGGTCACCCCGAGCCTCAAGGCGGCAATCGACGCCGGCCCGTGCGGCAAGAGGACGTTCTTCGGCGCCGAGAAAACCGGCGAGGAGTTGGACCCTCACTATGTCAGCGCCTGGGTGGCTGAGACATGCGACGAGATCGGCATCCCCGACTGTACCGCTCACGGCCTGCGCCATACCGCCATCACGCGCGCGCTGGAGAAGGGCGCGCGTGAGCATAACCTGATGGCCCTATTCGGCCTCTCGATTGCGGTCGCCGCGAAGTACGTCAAGTCGTTCAACGACAAGCGGGCCGCCGAAGGCAGCGCGCATCTCTTTGACCGGGACATCGCCTGAATATTTCCGCACCCAATTTTATGACCTGGTGCGCGCCTGGAACGCCCCGGTTTTGCTGGGCATATTTTCCGCACCCAATCCCGATCCGGAATACCGCTTTTGCGGAAAACCGGTCGGTTTCATTGGGTGCGGAAAAAATAAGCCCTCCTGCACCCGCAAAGGATTTCAGGCGCCCTTTCCGCACCTACCGCGTCATTTTCCCCGGCTGGTCCAGGCCTCCAAGACCTCTTTGACGTCTGTCGTGTACATAGGCCGCGAGGGACTATCGTACCTCCAATTCATGAAGCCGCGTTCGGCCAGCTCTGCCGCCAACGCCTTCAATGGCTGCCTAAAATTCCAAGCTCCATCGCGAAGAATTTCGCCTACTACAGCGGCCCGCTCCTGTCGCTGCGTTTCTCTGGCTCGCTCGCGGGCGACCATCTCCGGGTAGAGAGCTTCGCGATCCAGGGGTTCGGCCTCGGTCGCGGGCGGGCTTGGCGCATCATCTAGACCCCAGCGGGCTTTCGGGCGCTCCGCGCCATTCGGCTTTGGAGGCGCAGCCGCCGGATCAGTTGCATTCTTCCTGAGGACGATTTCACATCCGTTCGGGAACTTTACGCTCGCCTCCATCCAGCCGTGTTTTTGGGCAGCTTTGATCGCCCGGTTAATATCCTCCAGCAAGGGGCCACGGGCCTTGGTCGGCATCAGCAACCTCTTTTCAGCAATTACGATACGCACTATATGTTGGCCCAAAGACATCTCGGCTGCAACGGATATCCCCCCTGAATGATGCTCACCGTCGAAGAGGCCAAAACCAAATGGTGTCCATTCGCGCGCGTGCGCGCTAACGACGGCGGCTCCGTCAACCGTTACCCCGGCGCTCCGCTGAACACTTGGCCGCACTGCATCGCGGATAGCTGCATGGCGTGGGAATGGCGGACCAACCCTGGTCCCGAGAACACAAAAGGGAAACAGCCGCGCGGCGTGTGCGGCCTCGCCGTCTATTTCATCTCGACGAGTTCGCTGACATGACCGAGCCGGATCAGAAGTTGATCGAGCGAACGCTGATCGCCATCCAGGCCCAGCTCGCGACGCTCAACCAGCGCGTCGCCGACGTCCTCGAGGATCAGAAATCGATGCGCGAACAAGTCGACGTGATTGTCATGACCTCGTTGCGGATTGAGCGCGGCATGACCGCGTTGCGCCAAGACGTCCGCCAGCTACGCGAGCGCGTCGACGGTCTTGAGGTTACAAAATGACAACCAACGAACTGAAGCTCGCCGTGGAGCGACTGGAACATCGGCTTACGTGGAAAGGCTTGAGCGGGTTGGTCGCCGGCTTAACGGTGCTGTTCGCGGCGCTGCACTACTGGCCGCCGCACACATGACTGAGCCGCCTGATAATATGACGCGAACCTATCTCGATATGCGGCTGGCCCAGCTTACGATGCGCATTGGCGGCATGATTATCGCTGCGGTCGCGGTTCTGATCGGTGTGAAGTTCTTTGGCTGAGGAGCCCGCGTGATGCTGGTGGCGTTTGTAGGTGGATTTTTCATCATGGTCGCTCTGGTGGGCGTCGTTGGGGCCTGCCAGGAGGCTGACCGAAGCATCACCGCCTTCCGCGGGAGACGCCGCCTCAAGCGCGCCGCCAAGGCCGCCCTGCGCCAGCATACGCCGCCTATCTCGCGCCACGCGGTCCTCAACCCGGCCGAACTTAAGGCCAAACGCTACTGACCGGGTATCCACTGGTCGTACATTGTCGGTCCAGCAAGGTTGCGGGCCGCCGAGCCGCCTCCCATGATCAGGCTTTTGACGGCCTGCCTCACCACTGGGTTGTCAACCTTACTTGCCGCCCAAGTTCCCGCTTGGCTCAAGGCCTCATGGCCGCCGAGCGTGGCGAGAGCCTCGCCTCCTAAGTGGGCTGCTTCGCGGTAGGGGTCCCCGTGGCCGAACAATAGATGTCCGAGAGTGCCTGCGGCGAGAGGAATGCCTCCCGACACGCCAAATTTGGTCGCCAAAGGCGTGGCCGCAGCAGCGCCTCGTGCGAAACCGCCGGTGGCTGCGCCGATGGCCGTATCCGCGACAATCTTTTCCGCTCCTGCCTGGGTCGGTATCCAATTCGGCTGCGACATGTAGCTTTTGATCCCCTCGTGCGCCGCCCCGGCGACCTCAGGGCCACCGAAGGCGTTGAGGAATTGCGTCGGGCTTATGGCGCTCCCCAACATGTCTGCGGTCCCCGCCGCCACTGGGCCGATGCGTTGTCGAGCCGCAGCCGCGTCGGCCTGCGCCTTGAGGCCAGGGAGGCCCATCAAGGCCTCGTTGCCGGCGACCTGGCTAAAGTCCGATGCTGACTGCGGCATCGTCAGCGCAGGGCCGCCCTTGGACCAAGGATTATTCCAATCGACGCCCCATCCCTGCTGCGGCGCCGCCGGCGGGTTCGTTTGCTGGCCGCCTCCAGCCTGCCCGCCCGTCTGTTGGCCTGCGCCGGGCTTCTGATAAAGCGGGACGTAGCCTTGGTCGTTGGGATCGCGAACCGGCGCCGGTGGCGGTGCTGCCACAGCGGGCGCTGCTGCTGGCGCTGTGCGCTTCGGCGTGTACAGCGGGACGTAGCCTTGGTCTTGGTTGTCCGCAGCCATTGGTCACTCCAGACTGCTGGTGTCGAAACCATGGGCTCTGAGATTTTCGAGCGCCTTCTTAGGACCTAGATGCTCCATATCGGACCTGAAAGCGTCAAGCGTCGCTTGGTTCGGCTGCTTGAGGTTTTTGTCAGTGCTCGGCGTGAACGGCTTGAAGCCGCCGCCCGGGTCGAACTCACCGCCAGGCTGATACATTTTGTCGAGGTAGGGCTTCAGATAGCCAGGCATCTGGCTCAACTGGCCGGATGCGCCATAGGCGTTAGCCTGCGCAGTCAGCGCCTGCTGCATCCTCGGCGCAATGACATGATCGCGGTAGTCGGCGAAACTGAGATTGGTGAAGTCTTCGGGGCTCGAGCCCAGTGTCTTCAGATTTTGGCCGAGCCCTTTCGGGCCGCCCCGAGACGCCATGTCCTTTGCGGTTTGCCCGGCCCCCGTCATGTCGGCCACGAGTTGGTTCTGGTCCGTTCCTGGCCATTTGGCCTTGAGGGCGTCGAACCCCAGCGGCTGACCCTGCATGCCGTCGAGTGCTGGGTTGTTTGCGATGTCGCTCATTTTCGTGACGAAGCCCTGGAGGCTGTCGTTGATGCCGTTGAACTGGGTCTTCGCATCGCTGAGGTCGGTGTTGTAGAGCTTCCACTTCTGGTCATCTTGCAGATACGACGGGATCGGGCTGTTGGGGTTGGCGACCTTAAACGCATTGAGAGCTCGCAGCCGATCGTGGACCTCCGGCCCCCCCATTCCTCCCGCCCCCGCGCCGAGCAGGATGCCCTGCGCGGCAGTGTCTAGCTCGGCCTGCGTTGCGTTCGGATTGGCTTCTTTGGCCTTCGCATACGCCCAGTTGTAGTTGCGCTGCAGATCGGTCGGCTCCATCGCCTTGATGAGGTCGGGACCCCGGCCGGCGAGAATTTCCGCGCGCGCCGTCCCCGCCGGCCAGCCGTTCTTCTCGTCAATCGCGGACGCCTGCGCGAGCATCTGCTGCTGCGCCGCCATCTGGTTCTGGGTCTGGTAGAGCGACATCAGGTTGCCCACCGTCGCGCCCGCGTCGCCGCCGCCTCCCATCATGCCCTGCATGATCGCCGAGCGCATCGATGGCGGACTGTGGTTGGCCGCAATCATCCCGAGGCCGCGATTGATTGCGTCCTCAGCGCGGTTCCGCTGATCCATCTGAAGGTAGAGGGACATGATGTTCGGCGGCTGTGCGAGCTGCGCGTAGGACGCGCTCATGTCAGGCGTCGATTGGAGCGCCGTCGGCACGGGTTGCGAGCCCGGCGGCGGCGTCGCTCCTGGGGCGGCCGGTGGAGCTGGGGCCGCGCCGGGGCCGCCAGGAGCAGCCGGGGGGGCTCCTAGCGGCCCGGCGGCCTGCGGCTGGCTGGGCTGTTGCTGCCCAGCGAGCGCCGCCGCAAGCTGTCGAGAGGGATCGGGCTGTCCAAGATACAGCAGGTCTGCGAAGCCTACCATCACGCCACCCCTTGAGGCCGCCGCTGGATCGCCGACAGGGCCGACAGGAAGTTCGGGTTCCCCGCGCCCGCCTGACCGAGGAAGGCCTGGTTAACGCCGCCCGCCGGTTGAAAGCCCGACGCCATTGGCACGGTCGCGCCCTGCGTCACCGGGTTGCCGGGATTGGCGAGCGCGTTGAGCGCCGCGTACCAGTTATTCGGAGCGCCGCCGCCGCTCGCCGGCGCGGCCGCCGCCGGCTGCTGCGCAGGCTGGGCTTGCGGCTGCATCGGCGCATAACTGCCTGAGTTGAACGCGCCCCCCTGCATGTTCCCAAACCCGCCATTCCCCGCCTGAACGGCGCTCACGGTGGCTTGCTGCTGCAACATTTGCTGGCGCATGGCGTCGTTCTGAGCCTGGACCGCGCGCTGCTGGGGCGTCATCGCCGCCTGCGCGGCCGCCGCGTTGGTCATCATTTCGTTGATGGCTGGTCCCCATTGCCCCAGGGCGCTTTGCTGCGCCGAGGGTAAGCCGGCCGCAGGCGGCGCGCTCGCTGGCGCGGCCTGCGGCTGCGCGGGTGTCGCGTTGATGGTCGTGCCGCCGGGATTGGCCGCCTGCCAGGCCTGGAAGCTCGCGATCGGCTGGCCCATCGCGTTGGTCGGCCCGCCAGCGGGGCCGGTATTGTAGGTCGGCGGGAACGGCAGCGCCTGGTTGATGTAGGCCGGGTTCGCAAACTGGTTCGAGTTCTGCGTCGGGTCGAACATCCATGGGTTCGTCATCCACATGTTCGTGAGCGCGTTGGGATCATTGGCCATAGGATTGGCTCCCGCCGCCGTATGCGGCTGAATTGGCGTAGAGGTCGTAGGGCGACATCGCGCCCGTCATCAGCGCCATCTGCAATTGCGACGGCGAGTTGAGCGTCGTTCCCGGCAGGCCCATGCCGACGCCGCTCGCCTGTCCGAGCGGCATCGTCCCTGGGACTGGCAGGCGGGCTGGGGCGGCATAGGCGGCGAGCGACGGCTGGGTCAGGAAGCCTTGCTCTGCGCCCTGCTGGGCAAGCGCCTGCTGGGCGGACCTTTGGCCGAACGTGTTCTGTCCGCCCGCCCCCATCATCATCGGCCCGCCCGACGCCTGCGGCGGCGGCGGCGTCGGAAGGGGCGGCATGCGGGGGGTGTCATCACCGCCCCCGGACTGGTCGCCGCCAGCGAGCTGCTGCAGCCCCTTCCCCGCCATCTTGGCGCCGGGGGAATTGGGCTGGAAGCCCGGCAGGGAGGCCGCCATGCCCCCTGACGGCTGACCGGGCTGTCCTGTGGCGGCAGGAGCTGCAGGGCCGCCAGCGGGCGTCGTAGGGCTTCCTGTGTTTATGGTCGTGCCGGGCGTGCCCGAGGCGACTGCGTTAGGCGTAAACGCGCCGCTGTCAGGGAGGCCCGCCGTCGCTCGCGCGACATAAGAGGCGTTTGTGGTCTTGTTGGCGTCGGTCACCGCCCCGCCAGCCACATTGAAGGGCTTTCCGGTGAACCAGATCGACGCCGCATCCTTGGGGCCGTAGAGTTGCAGGCTACGCTGCATCTGGTCGCGAAATACTGCTTCCTGCGCAGCCGGGCTGGCGCGGAACTGGTCTGGCGTCATCGAATGGCCGGTCGCCGCCAACGTCCATCCGGGGACGTTTTCCGGCATCACCTGATACTTGCCGATCGCTTGCCCACGCCCAGGAACCGTGGGGCCTAGCGCCTCGTAGGGGTTCTTCCAACCGCCGCTCTCGATGCCCGCAATGTTTCGCGAAAGCGTGTCGATGACGCTCGAGTTGAGCGTCGTGCCGGTTGCCGGCGGCGGCTCGGCCGATCTGCTCGCCGAGCCTGTCGGCGCGGGGGCGCCGCTCGTGGCCGTTGGGCCTTCGGGAGCGCCGCTCACCGCAGCCGAGCCGCCGCCGGCAAGCTCGAAATGCGGCGCGTCCTTGAAGCTCTTAAAATTGCCGCCCCAATTGACGCCGACACCGAGCTTTTGCGCTGCGGCTTGCATCGCCTGGCTGATCTGTTTCTGCTGGCCGGGATCGAACTGGAGCCGGCCATCGCTGTCCAATCCCCACAGATCGACGGCGTTGCCCTGCATATGGACGTTTGCATCGCCGCCGTCCTTGGAGCCGACGCGCGACCATCCCCAGGCCTTCGCCTGATCCTGATCGGCCGCGCTCCGTTTGCCATTGCCGATCACGAAGTTGAGGTTCGGATTGTCCGCCCTGGCTTGCGCCACTACCCTTTGCAAATCGGGGTTGAGCTGAGAGAGGCTGTTCGCATCGTTGCCGACCGGATCTGGGTTCCAGCGCAAAAACATGGGGAGCTGCGGGCGCCCATGGCTGTCGAGGCGCGGGATGTTCCCATAGACATTGTTGGGGCCGAAAGCGTCAGCCACGCGCGCCCCCCATGGCTCCCGCTACTCGCGGCATGCGCCCCATCGGCCGCATCCGTTGCGCCCGCATGTTGGCCCCCATCGCGCCCATGAGGCCGGCAGGAGCTGGCGGGGCGAGCGCGCCCGGCACCTGTGACGTGAACGCGCCGTTCGCGCCAGGCATGCGCTGAGGCCGGATCGCAGGCGAGTTGTCGTTCATCGGGCCAGCCGCAGCGAGCGCGTTCATGTCGACGCCATGCAGCGCCTGCCCGGTCGGCGGGTGGACGCCGAACGTATGGACTGCCTGCGGCGCGACTTGCATCGCGTCCTCGGCCATCGGCCCGGTGATCTTCGGATAAGATTTCGGATCGCCCTTGTAGCGATACGAGTAGAGCGGCAGGCCCGTCGGCGGGTGGACCCCAACCTTGGTGATATCGGTCTTGAGGTGGCGATCGGAGCCCGGCATCAGCCCAGCGAGCGCGCCGCCGGCCGCGAATGGGCCGCCCGAGCCGAACGCGCCGCCGAGTGCGGTCAGACCGCCGGTAATATCGCTCATCAGCGACGGGGTCGTCGTCGTCGTCTGCTGGCCCGAGCTCGCCCCCATCGTCGTCGAGCCGTAGGGCGTCATGCCCAGCGCCGATTGCAGGATGCCGAGCTGCGTCGTCGGATAGGCGTTCGCCTGGTTGAACGTGTTCATCTGGGCGGCGATTTGATTTTGCGCCTGCTGCTGCTGCTGCGCGCCGGCGGTCGACAGCTCGAGGAACTGCTGGCGCTGGTTCTGCTGCGCCTGCGAGCCGAGGCCTCCGAGGCCGGTACTGGCTGCGATCAGCGAATTGAGGTTGGCCTGGTCGGCCGACTGGTTGGCCGTCTGGCCTTGGAGGTTGCGGGTGACGTCGCCGGTCGCCGCCGCCTGCGCCTGCTGGAAGTTCGCGCTATTCAGTTGCGCCGCCATCTGTCCGATGTTCATTGCGCCCTGAGCCTGGGCGACGCCTTGCTGAATGCCCTGCTTCGAGCCGCCGAAGGCGTTCGACGAATTGGCGGCATTGGCCTGCTGGTTCTGGGAGAGCGCGTTCTGCTGCTGCATCAAGGGCAGCGTCGCGTTGATGACCGACTGCGTGTAGGGGTTCATGTACGGCTGGAGGTTGGTTCCAGCGAGCGTCTGCGGCGTGACTTGGGTGGCTGGCGTGTTCGCCGCCGTGAGGTAGCCGGATTGCGCGGCGTTGTACTGATCGGCGCCCGCGTTCCCCGACTGCGCCGCCAGGTTCCAAGCCTGCTGGGTCTGCGGCCCGATATCCGCGACTTGCTGGCCCTGGTACTGGGTGAGCGGCCTCATCGCCACGTTTTGGGCGAGGCCGTAGTTCTGTTGCGCAGATTGATCTATCCAAGGTGGGAGCTGGGTCTGCGATACGCTCTGCTGGTTAGACGTCTGCTCAGTCGAGCCGCTGCTGCCCATCGCTACATTTCCTTGTGGTAGACGACGTTCGTCGTGATTGGCCGCCATCCGCGCGCGCGCGCATCCGGCATCCAGCCTCGACGGCCATAAGCGCGGATTAGGCCAATGTCATGCTCGCGGGCGAAGTCGATCGCCTGGTCGTGCAAAACTCTGCAATCCTCGAGGTCGCCGACAACCGCCAGCCAGTCCATCACCGTCGCGCGCGGAAGCCGGTTGATCTGAGCGATCAGCCAACTGTTGCGGTAGGCGAACGATTGCATCTTGCCCTCGGCGATCGCCGCCAGGATGTCCGGTACGGCATAGACGCTCCCCATCCGATCGAGGACGCGCGCAAGCTTCTGATGGTAGGGATGGGCCGTCACGCCATCCTCCTCGTGCTGGCGAGCGCGACCGGAACCGCAACGATCGTTCCGTCAGTCTTGACCTCGAGCGAGAACACCAACGGCGTCGTTCCCGCCGGCGCGTCATTAGCCCGCAACAGAACCCCTGGCAGCGCAGTGCCGGTCTTCATCTGAGCGGCAAAACCATGCCGGCACCATAGCGAGAACGAGCGCAGATAGTTAGTGAGAGCCGTCCCGACATCCGGCATGCTCGGCAGTTCGGGCGGCGGCTGAGACGTAACCGGCGTCGGCTGGGGCATTATCTATCCCCCCGAGCAACGGCGTCGACCAAATGCTGGCCGACCGTCCAGTCCAACACCGGCGGCGCAGCAACCTCAATCTTCAGCCGGATGTCTCGCCCGGTGGTGCGGAAGTCGACATAGCCGTCAGAACGCACCGGCCGGGGCGTCGTTTGTTGCTCCGTCGTCCCAAGGCTGCGGCTGTTCCTGTAGAACAACGAATAGCGCAGGCTCGAGGCGTCGCCGTCGATGTCAGGCATCATTTGCTTGACCGTGATCAGCCTCGTCCCATTGAGGATGTTGAGATCGAATGTTTCGGCCCACGGCAGATCGGCATTGGCGTAATGATCGCCGAGCTCATGCTCGAACGCGACAAACCCATCGGCCATGATCGTCTGCGCGGTGTACGAGGCGGTGATCCCAGCCGAGCGGCTCATCCGGCCCTGACTGAACCAGCCTTCCTTGTAATTAAAGATCATGCAGCGGGTGTTGTGGGGCTGACCCAGCTGTGGAAAGAACCACCAAAATTCGTTAAACGGCGCGACGTGAACCGCGCATGCCTGGGTGCGCACGTTGACAAGATCGATATCGTCGTCGATCCACGGACGCACCAGACAGGCGACAGGGGCGATCGTCGTACCATCAAAAGAGAATATTCCTTGCTGGCTCATCCATATCGTCATTGACGACGAGACGATCACGCTCTTCGGCGACCAGGGGGTGCACGCATGCCCAAGTTCGACATAATTATAGACGTAGGGAATGCCCAGAAAACTGCTGACGTAAGCCTTGTGCGCGGTCCAGAATAACACGCCGGTTTTGGTTGCCTGCGCCGTTATGATCGGTGATGCAGGCTCAATGTCGAGGAAGCCCGCTTGCGACGTGACATCGCTGAAATTCCAACGATGAAAGTTCTCCTGATCGCACCAGCCGAAGCGCCGCATCGAGCCTTCATCGGGGGTGCCGTCATCGACCATGCCGAAAATGACGACAAAGCGTTCTTGGGTCACGACAAACAAACGGCCATGCGGAGCCACGCCAGTGCCGGTGTCGTCGCTGGTCACTTCGGTCATCGCCGCCGGCGCGACGCCGGTCCCGCCGCCGCTGGGATCCCACTCGAGGAGCCGGCCGTCCGCGCTCGTCATGACAAGAAGTATCTGACCGAAATTGTCGAGGCTCCAAGTGTTCGGCAGAACGTCGATCGGCAACAGGCTGCTGACCCGTGGCGTCGAGTACAAACCATCGGAATATGTCTCGTCGCTGTAGCCGCCCTCCCCGGTCGGGATCGGAGCAACCATGCCGTCGACCGGGGTAATCTCGGTCAGGACGCCGCCGGTATCGACATAGACATTCGTTCCGCACAAGTAGGCGATGTAATGGATGCCATCGAGCCCGTACCAGCTGTGGATGGCGTGGCAGCGCGAGGCGAAAGGCGGATAATTATATTGAGCCTGTCCTCCAACCGGAGCTAATTGCCCCTCCACCCAGCGACACAAGTTAACTTCCGCCCAATTGCTTGAACGCATTTTTTTTGTCGCCGTGGAAACGACGCCTGCGGGAATTTCAAGCGCCCTAAAGGCCGTTGACATTGCCATCTCCAACGGCCACAGTTCGGCTGTGCCCAAAGGCGAAAATCAGGTCATCAGCCTTGTTGGACGGCGTTTTGGCATCCTGACCGTTGCGTCGCTGTCCCATACCAAAAGCGGGGATGCTCATTGGCTTTGCCAATGTGACTGCGGAAAAAGCCACGTCGTCTCCGCTCCAAATCTGAAATCTGGCGCTACTCAATCTTGCGGGTGCGCAAAAGATGCCGCCATCGGCCGCAAAAATACCCGTCATGGAGACTGGGCTCGCCGCGCGCCAGAATGGAAGACTTGGTCCGGCATGCGCGACCGCTGCCGCAATCCAAAGAACAAAGACTGGGACCGTTACGGCGGCCGAGGCATAACGATTGACCCACGGTGGGACGCCTACGAAGTCTTTCTCAGCGATGTAGGACGCAAACCAACTCCGCTTCATCAACTCGACCGCATCGACAACGACGGTCCTTATGCCCCCGGCAATTGCTGCTGGGCAACGGCAAAAGAGCAGGCCAACAACCGCCGTCTCATGTCGATCAACCGACTGGGACAACCGATTATTCGCTAGGCGGTACTGCGTACTCATGTATCACATGTATTTTATGATAAAATTCAACCGGACGTAGGGCGGCATATTGTTGTGAGCGACGCCGCCGCCGGTATTGGCGTTTGCGACGGTGAGGCCCGTTGGCGCAGAGTTGGTGTTTCCTCCATACGTGAAAACATTACTCGCGCCCGTACCCTCTGGATAAACGGCGCCAAACTGAAACACATTGGGAATGCCATGAACGTGGCCCGGATCGGTCACGGTCGGCGTATGCGTGTGCGACGGCATCTCGGCGGCGGTTAAAAGATGCGTCGCCTCGCCCCCCATTTGGCCGATAAAAGTCGTTACATGATCGGCGCCGAGCGGGAAGGCGAGGTTCAAATTAGGCACTGCATTCGACGTGCCGGGAACACCGCCGAAAGCGTTGTTGAGAACCGGCGCGAGCAGCGGAATGTCTGTGTTGTTGTAGACCGTCCCGTCGCAGAACAGCCAGTTCGCCGGCAGGGTTAAATGACCCCCGGCGTATAGCTTAATTTCGCCAATGACGATATTCGGGGCCAAAGCCGAAACCGCAGCCGAAGCCGCGTTCGCCGTGGCCGTCGTCGTGAACAGCTGCGCGTCGATCAGGTCGAGATCGGCGTTGAGCTTCACGCCCCACGTCGTTGGCGAGCCGCTGATCTCGGGCTTAACCCAGTGGTAATGCGGGGTGATCGTATCTGCGCACATGTTATGTTATATACACGGAAGTTATTCCATGATACCCTAGAGGATGCCAAAACTCATCGATATTACGGGTCAACGCTTCGGCAAACTGACCGCGCTCGCCTACCTTCCCAAGCGCAAATTGTGGAAATGCGCTTGCGATTGCGGCAAGGCGAAACTTCTTCCAGGCAACAATGTCCGCTCTGGTCGAACGCGCTCGTGCGGATGCCTTCGCAAAGAAAACCCGCCCGGTCGAACGCACGGAGAAACGCATCGAACGCCTGAGTGGCTCGCTTGGACCAATGCTCGCCAAAGATGCTTCAATCCGAGGAGAAAAGACTTCAAAAACTACGGCGGTCGGGGCATCACGATGATCGCTCAATGGAATGGGAGCTATGAAGCGTTTCTCGCTTACATCCTCGCCACGATAGGTCGACGACCAAGCCCCCAACACCAGCTTGATCGCATCAACAACGAGGGAAATTATGAGCCGGGCAACGTACGGTGGAGCACCAGAAAAGAGCAAACGATAAACCGACGGCATATCGGCCCGTTCTGGGACCCAGAGACGCGCAAGGCGGCTGGAGAAAGAGGCAGGCAGGCCCGACGCGCTCGAAAGGGATAAGTCGGCCATCAGTGGTATGTCCAGCTTGTGCCGTCGCAGAAGACAGGGCGCGCTAGCGCCCCGCCTCCTGTCGTCACCGTGACGCCATACCCGGCGGTTCCATACGCCAAGCCGTCGTTGACAGTGGCGAAACCTACATTATTCCCATCACATCCCGGCAAATTGCTTACCAGCGAAAATGCACCAGTGGGATAAATGATGCCCGTCGTATCCTTGGCGATTAAGCCAGCGGGACGCCATTGCAGGAACTGGATCGTGTCGCCGCTCGCGCCGCCACCAATGGCGGCGGCCTGAAGGGTCAGCGTCGTACTGGTGCAGCTGGCGAGCGTCCCAAGAGGCTGACTAACGCTGGTGACGCCGCCAACCGATATGCCGGGAACGTCAACGACCGGCGTCCCAGCGGGGAGCGCAGGCGACGGGCAGGCGGCGACCGTGACTGATGTCGTCGTCCCGCCCGTCACCGCGCCAGCGAGCGTTGTCGTGAAGCTTGGCGTATTGGTCCATGCGAGATTGCCGCCAGAAATAGGCCTCGCGTTCAAACGCGCATCACCTTGAAGGTGATCAGAACCACCTGGAACCGAATACCCTCCATCGAGCGTTCGCTCCTCACCGATGTAATCACTATTGTTGGCTAATTGCAGTCCGTTTGAAAAGACAGGTAATCGAAGATCACTACGGTTATATCCCTTATAGTTGTCGTCAGGCATGAATATGCCGT